AAGTGTCAACAGCACAGGTTCTTTTCCTGTGACATCCACCCACCGCTGGATCGCCACAGCCACGTAAGCCGGACTGATCTCGACCGCGCGGCACTTGCGCCCCAACCGCTCGCAAGCGATGAGGGTCGTGCCAGAGCCGGAAAAGGGTTCGTAGATAATCAGATAAGGATGATTGCTAATCGCCCGCTCCATAAGCTCAATTGGCTTTTGTGTGGGGTGAAACTCGTTTCTTGAAGGCTGCTCATATTCCCAAACTGTGACTTCATTCGTGGCACCGCTAAAAACAGGCGCACCTTTTACACAATAAATGCAAGGCTCATGTTTCTGTTTGTACTGTGCCATCCATGCGCCATAATGAGCTTTAAGTTTGTGCCAGATTATCTGTGACCGCACTTCAAATCCGTTTTTAATCGCGGCTTCATAAACTTCGTTGGCACGCCGGTCGGCGTGCCACATATACAATGCACACTCATTGCTTATAGGCGCAACTTGTAGAAACTTCTTATACAACTCAGCGTCTAAATCGCCTTCCAGTTTTTCTCTTTTGATTTCGTTATTCGCCCCGCCGTCATAATTGACTCCGTAAGGCGGGTCGGTCACTATGAGAGAAACTTTCTCCCCCCCCATCACCATCTCAACCACCGCCTTGTCGGTGCAATCGCCACACACGAGCCGATGCTCGCCAAGTTGCCACAGTTGCCCTGTCTCAACGCCCCACTTGACGCGCAACTCTTCCGCCTTGTCAATCTGCGGTTCAACGTCTTCCGGCGCGTCATCAGCCCACAAGTCCAAGTCAAGCTCGCCCTTGTCGAAGCCCCAGTCCAGCAGGTCGTCAAGTTCAAAGTTATTTGCCAGGATGTCAAAATCCCATTGACCGGCGTTCTTATTCAGCCTAACGTTCAATTCCCGCGCTTCGTCAATAGACAACTCGCGGTCAGGCACTCTAACATCAATCTCATAATCAGGCGCAACACCCATAAGGGATTCAAGGATTTTCTTGCGTTGATGACCGCCTATCAACTCATTATTAGTGTTGATAATAAGCGGGTCAGCCAGCCCAAACTTTGCAAGGCTCGCCTTCAAATCCTTTGCCTGTTTATCTGTAATTTGACGCGGGTTAGCCACATAAGGCACAATGTCTCTTATGCGTCTTGTTTCATTATGCCAGTTTATTTTCTCTGCCAAATAACCCTCGTTTTCACATTCAGCCTTTGCCACGTCCACCAGCACACGGTGTCGGGGACAAAGTCAACCGCCTTGCTTATCAATACCGCTTTCCAGTTTGCTGATTCTGCCATCGTCTTCATCCAGTTTGCGCTCAATAGCGATTAGCCTGTCATCAAGCGCGATGAATTGCACTTCCAGCGCGTGAAGGCGTGCAAGCAGTAAGCGCAGTTCACTTGATAAATCCATCCTGCGATCCATTCAGCGCGTCCAGGCGCGTTGTCAATTCAGCAACCAGGCGTTCTAATTCCTTGATGCGCTTATCACGACAGACAACTGATTTTTGCAACTTGTCAACCTCACTCTGAAGGTTTGCGTTTTCTCGCTTCAGTGTATCTATCATGCGTTCACGCTCCAGAACGTCCGTCTTCAGAGTGATGATTTCCCCCTCAAGCTGGCTGATTCTTGCGCCCTGTTTTTCCACCCTATCGCTCAATGAAACGATCCTGCCCTCTGCCATATCCGTAATGTTAGCGGATGTGTCAGCCAGTCGGGTTGCCGTGTCAGCCAGCGAGTTTATGATCACCTGGAAACAGTCTGCTCTTACCTTCCCCCTGTTAGCCAGCGCGCTTACAATAGCAGACAGCACACCGCTCCCAATTATTGCTATTATGATGGTGGTTATCTGCTCGCTTGTCATGCGGATCAGCCTTTAGGCTCTTCGTCTTCGGTGTCTATCAGTTCAATAGTGCCAGCGGCGCGTTTAGCGGCTGCATCTTCCCAAGCGTAGGTGGCAATAAGAACAAGTAACAGCACATTGATCGCTTCCCAAATTTCAGGTGGAAAATCGGGAATAAGATTGAACAGCACAGTTTGCGCTATGCCAACCATAGCCAGCCAAAACTTTCTGCTTCTGAATAACGATAAAATCCCTTGCATTTAGACCTCCAGTCTATAATTTATTTACTATGGTGGGCAGGTGGAGCCGTTGCTCGCTTTTACCCACCCACCGGTTGCAACCACCGCCTTCGGCGGATTTAGTCACTGGATAAAGCGCCAGCACCGCTTGTTATTGTCGGGCAGGATAAACCTTTCGCGAAAAGGATACCATTATCCTGCCCACGCTGTCTTTTTGCTCCATAAAGAGGAGTGACAGACTATGTGGAGCTGCCGGAAGTTGCATCCGGATTACAGCCTCTACCCATAGGGCGGCGGCTGGCACATCTCGTCAGCCCCATCTTTCTCGACCAGCCCTGGTCCGCTGGTTTTCACCGCGCGTGGCTGGTGCTTTTCTCATAAATTTCTCAACCTTGCCCAGTCCACGTGTTCATTTAGCAACCAGATATAGCCGTCCCTCACAATAACAGAGCCGAGTTTGTGGCTGTTCCTGGTGGCATCTCTTTGGGCAGCATAAGCAAGCCTCATTTCGTCTACCGCGTGTCCCATCTGTACAGCTGCGAACTTTCCGCTAATATCCCAATCAAACATCATTTTATGGCTGTGCCCCATCAAAATATGCTGATGATACTGTGAAGCTAAAGACCGCGCCGCGTTATCGGCTGCACTTTTCGGATGCGTGATTCTAAACGTTTCACCGCCTGACTTCAGAATACAATAATAGTAAGGTGCTATTTCCCATTTGCCCTGCTCCAGCTTCATCAAGTTTAGCAGATCAGAAGGATTGACCGGACTGTTTATTGCCCGAAGTAATCTTCCCTCATGGTTGCCGCACGTCCATATAAACTTGTCAAAGCAAGCATCAAGCGCATTTAGCACTTGTCTTGCCTGCCCCATCTCATCGCTGAAATCTTTCCCATCACTTCCGGCAGATAGGATCACATCCAGAAGTTCAGCGCGCTTGTTGGCTGGTAAGGTGTTGGCAATCGCCAAAAGCCTTGCCTCGTCTGATTCGGTAAGTTTAGATGCGCCTGAGTTCCAGTTCGGCTCCCAGCCTGAAATTGAATCCATGTGCATCAGATCGCCTGCGCAGATCACCTGCTTTATGCCCCACGCATCGGCTAAATCTATGACTCGATTCAGAAACTCTGCATGGTGAAATGGCACTTCCACGTCTGGCAGAATAAGCGCATCACCCTCAAGGGTTGGCGGCTCGTCATACCTCACATAGCGCGATTCAGGGATGCGCTGCGGTGCTGTTGGCTGTCCCTGATTCAGATAGTAATGTGTTTTGACTGTTCCGATCGCAAGGTGCAATTCACTTGCTATTTCGCTAAAAGACCGCCCGCTGTGTTTCAGCCTGACAATCTCTTTTTTTATTTTGTTATTCACTACTGGTGCTGGCATCAATACTTTTCCCTGTCTTCGTAGAGGTGCGTTTCAGTTCTGCATCCACGCAAGGCCGTGACAGGCTTTTGAGGTTGATAAACATACAGTCTATCTTCAATGTCAGCATCTACTAATAATTCATAAGATAGTTCACCTGAATGTCGCCGTTCATACTGGCTCTCTCTATCCATGTCAGCAATCATAAATTTTAGCCATTCAGGCCACAAGTCTTTGTCTGTACCGTAAATAGAAAGACAATCCTTACATAAACTACCCCTATTCGGTATTGTTGCTCCACAAACACAAGTTTTTTGCATTATGCCTCTTTAAATCAGGGTGTTATCTACTATGCTTTTGGCGATATTTTCAAGAATATTGCCAATGTTTCGCCGTGAGTACCCAACCCGCTCCCCAATTTCCTGCTGGCTGTAGCCTTCAGCATAAAGAAGCACAATCCGCCGTTCAAGGTCGGTCAGGCTTGCCAGCTTGCGCTCCACATCCACCTTGCGTTCCATGCTCTCAATGTTTGATTCGTCTATGAAGTCATTCAGCAATATCACCCTCCTCTGCCTCGTCCTGATCCCAGCTTATGTGTGATGATAGCTGAACTGCCGCCATAACAAACGCACCCACCATCACGCCTATTGCCACGCCGATAATAAACCAGATTATTGCTGGCATTAGTCACCTTCCTTTGGCGTCTTTGGCAACTTGCGCCAATGAGTAACCGAATTGTCATTCCATCCCATATTTGTAAAATTTTCTATTTCTTTATCAAACCGAGAAATATAGGGTCCGTGTTTGCTTACTGCATCATAAACTAAACACATCATAGTTTTTTGGGGCAAACTATCTTTTTTGTTATGCCACTTTGTCATCCTTCACCTTCCTTTATTTCTCTAATCAACCTGAACATGATAAGCAGAATAGCCTCTACTACCAGCCCCATAACGTAGCCAACGAAAAAGTGTAAGTCCATTAGTTGCCATCCTCTGGCAGATTAGGTAGTGGCATCCAGTGAGTGTGTAAATCGCTATCAACGTCATGCCACCCAAGCGATGTAGAATAAACATCAATCTCAATGCCTTTACCATGCTTACACTGCCAGAAAATCAAATATTCGCCATCTTCTTCTGGCAATCTCTCACTCACTGGAATCCAGCGCAACTGCTCTTCCAGTTCAGCGATGCGAGCCTTGAGTTGAATATTTTCCCGCTCTTGCTCTATAATTATTCTCAAAGCATTTTCGTACTCATAAAACTCACTCATGCTTCGCCTCTGGCAATGCCATAAAGTGCTCAATTAATCCATAACCAAAGTGTTCGTGTTCGTCATAATTGAACTCTTCGATTTGTTGAATCTCTACGATTAGAATGTAATTTCTGTCTGTCTTTACTAGCACTTCCATATTCTCTTCTGGCAATTCAGACAGAGGCTTCCAGCGTTGTGCTTCTTCCAGTTCAGCGATGCGCTTCTGTAAAGCGTCTTCAAGTGGTCTGGTGTTCCAAGATTTGTCTAAGTCCTCATAATTATCATATGCGTAAATCGTTGCCTCGCACTCACCACAAAATAATTCTGGAAATATCCCAAAGTTTTTTCTTATATTCGTGCTTCCGCAAAACGGACACGGACGTAATTCTTCGTTCATTCCTGCGCCTCCTCTTCAACTACCTCACTCCACATATCCGCGACATCCCAGCCGCGACGCTCCGTCTCGTACATAGCCGTTGCGCGAACCT